GCCGGCGCCGGCACTGTCATAGATCGATGCCGGCGTAGTCGTACCCGCCTGAAACACGGTGACCTTGGCAAGCGGCAACACGGCCCCCGTGTCGCCACGGGAGGCGATGAACTCGTAATATTGCATGTTGAGGCCGTCCTTTGCGAAGACGTGATGTGGTTACGCGGCGGATCCGGTCATCGTGCCGTTATTGGTGACGGTGACGGCGTTGCCGTTCTTTCGGACGGCGAAACCGGCACCGCCGCCGGGCGTCCCTCCGCCCGACGGGCCGCCGGGGCTCGCGTAGCCGCCGCCGGAGCCGCCGCCCGGCGAGCCGCCGGCACCACCCGCCGACCAGTCCTGGCCGTCCGTGCCGGTCGTCAAATAGCCCTCGCTGCCGGCGCCGCCTTCGCCGTTAGGCGCGCCGCCGCCGCCGCCGCCGGTCCCGATCTTATATGGGGAAGCCATCGCGTTCGAGCCGCCGCCGCCACCGCCGGCGCGCACTGCGCCGCCTGCATCGATCGTGATCCCGCCTGTCATCGGTACTCGAACATAGATGGCGTCGCCGCCGGCCAGGCCGGCACCTCCGCCGCTCCCGCCATTGCCACCGCCGCCGCTGACCGACCCGCCGTTCTGGACGACCAGGGTCAGCGCGATCGTATGGGACGTTGTCGGCCAGGTTCCAGTGTCGATACCGATCCCGCCGCTCGCAAGTCCGGTGACGTCGACGCCATTGGGGACGTTGAACGTCACCGTCGCGTCCGAATTGCCGGTATAGCCGGCGGCATCGGCCAAGGATCGCAGGTTGGCCGCCGATCCCGACGGTACGCTGATCGTCGCGCTGAATGCCCCCGGCGGCACGGCGGGTGCCCCGGCGCTCCCGGGCGCGGCCAGCACGTCCCAATAGGCATTGGCCTGGCCGGTGCCGGTCGGCGCGTGGCCGCTGAAATTGTCCTGCGTCGCGACGTAGCTGCCGCCGCCATAGGCGACGCTGTTGTTCAGGAAATAGGTCGCAATATTGTCGTAATCGCCGCGCGGCGTCAGGCCGGACAGCGATTGCGGCGCGGTCCAGATGCCCAACAGCGTCCCGTTCGCCGTCTTGAGCGCTGTGCTCGACCAGATCGTCGCCGTGCCGGCCGGTATGCCGTCATACCATCCCGGCGGACTATCGCCGCTCGGCGTCGAGGGCTGCGCATAGGAACGCATGAATTTGATGTCGCGATAGGCGGCGCGTGCCGGCGCCGAGCTGATCGCGATCGAATAAGCAGTGGCGCTCGCCAGATCCTCGAGTCCACGGCCGTAAATGTTGAACGAAGGTAGCTTGACGTAGATCGTGTCGCCGACGTTGCTGGCGTCATAGCCGAACTTGAAGATCGCATCGTCGATCCGCGCGAAATTGGTCCCACTGGCATGCGCGCCGGAAATCGTGCCGCGCTGGCCGCGGCGGAGCCGGGTCAGGTTGTAGCTATTGGCCGCCGTCAGGGTCGCCGCCTGATAAGACACCACCTCGTCCCCGACCATGCACAAGGTGACTCCGGCGTCGCGATCCGATGTGCTGACACTGTCGAGTTGCCCCAGGCTGCTCGAAAGCTCGACCGCCAGCGTGTTCGCCATGTCCGGATCGGCGCCCGCAGCCAGCGCTGACGTGAGGGTGCCATAACGCGCTGGGCCGTCGATCGTCCCGATCATCGAATAATTGGCACCATCGGTGCTGACCCAGACCTGACACCCGCCCCAGGCCGGCGATGTCGACGCGGCCGCCACCCAAATCTCGGCATCGAGCCCGGCGAGGTTCGGGGGCGCGATGAACAGCCAGGGGGCCGTCACCGACCCCGGCGCGATGTCGGTGTTCGGCTTGTATCCGCCCGAGCCGGAATGCGAGGCATAGAGCGCCGCCGAAGCGACTCCGATGGGAACGCCTTCGGCCGCGATCGCCAGCAAGCCGTCGGCGTCCTCCGAAATTTCCGTGATCCGGACCAGGACGCGGTCGAGAAGCAGGGAATCGGTCGTCGTCGTCAGGGTGACGAGATCGGTCGGTTCGAGCAGCGCGAAGTTCCACGGCAGTTTGAACGTGTATTTCTCGCGCGTGTAGAGAACGCGTTGGCCATAGAGCTGCACGGCCTTGCGCGCGATGTCGGCGTCGCAGATGCAGTGGACCGTCGTCGGATCCTGCTTGCGCCGGCCATAGGTCACGATGTTGTCCAGGTCCTGGGCGGTCGCGATGCCGACATTATATTGCTGGCTGCGGTCCAGGAATTCGAACTGGACGATGTTATAGGCGTCCGACTGATCGACGATCTCGATCGACACGGCATTGCCGCTGTCGTCGACGATCAGGTCATCCTCGGTCAGGTCATAAGCGGGCGTTAGGTTCGGATTCCAGGTGACGCTGTTGCCGGTTGCCGGCGCGTCGCCATAGGGCCGGATCTTGAGCATCCCCTCGGACCAGAAGGCAGCCGAGTTCGTCGCCGTCAGCCATTCCTCCAGGATCGACGCCGCGCTCGACTGCGATTCGAGGACGGGGGACAAGAGGAGATTATTGGCCCGGCAATATGAGGAATAGTCGGAGAGGTCGCCGATCAACCCCGATCCCCACATCGGCACGCCGTATGCGGGATTGGTCAGGAAATCGGTGATGACATCCTTCGGATCGGCATCGCCGTTCGCGACGCCGCTCAGTTGCACGGCGAAGTCGATTTCAAAGCTGTGGTTCGGCAATGTCGCGCTGTCGGCCAGGTCGTAATCCTGGGCATAGACGTAAGCGATCCCGCTATAGGGGATCGCCTGCGCCGGAACTTTGGAGGTCAGATAACTCCACACCGGTTGCGTCGGCGTGCCGGTTGCCAGGCTCAACCCGGCGGCCGACAGTGACGTCAGCACCGCCGTATCCTTGTAGATCGTGCGAATGCTCCGGATGCCGCCGGCACCACCCTCGCAGATGCCCAGCATGATCGAAGCTGTGTAGGTATAGGTCGTGTTCTTCGACCCACCGCCCAAGCCCTTGCCGCCACCGGTCTTGGTGGTGTGCGCGATCGCGGTGAAGGCGCCGTACCACATCAGATTGCATTTCATTCGACCCCGACCCCAGCCCAAGGAGATCGGCAGGCCGAGAGTAGAGGACTGCACCTGCAGCCCGTTGAGCTTCGGCGATGTGGTCGAGGTGGTCTTGCCGCCCATCATTGATCCTCGAACAAGGTGAAGAACTTGACCGGCCGGGAGCGCAACTCCTCGTCGCGATCGGCGTTGGCGCGCAGAACGCCGCCGCCGCGGATCACGGCGTGGAGTACCTCGGGCAGGTCGATGACGATCGCCGCATGCGAATAGCAGCGGCCATATTTCCAGATCGCGAGGTCGCCCGGCCCGACCGCCTCGCGCGGAATTTCGTGCGCGAACTGCGTGACCCACCCCAGGAACTGTTCCTCGTCGCGATGCAGCATCCATTGCGGCGAATAATCGGGTTCGACGTGCGGGATCAGGCCGACTGCTTCATAGACCGCCGCCGGCAGCATCGCGCAGTCGACCCCGGCTCCGCGAAGCCGCGCGCGGTGATGATACGGTGTCCCTTCCCAGCGCAGCGCCTCGCGGACGACATCCTCGCGCGTCATCCGAACGCGGTCTCCGGGACGGGGACATAAGGCGTCGCTTTGAACCGCCCCAGATTGTTGAACCGAACCGAACACCGGCTCTGCGTCAGGTCGCAACCCGGATAGGCGGTGAAGCTGTTGCCCGCGACCGGCAGCGCGGGGAGGGGTGAGACGAGCTGGAACAACCCGGCCGCATCGTTCGACATGATCGTCGCCGAGACGCCGGTATTCGGTCCTGACGTGAACACGATCCGCCCTTGCGCGAAATCATTGGTGGGCGGCGTCAGGCTGGTATCGAAGACCGTCCGTGTCGGAGTAGGCGACGCACCGATCGTGCCCGTCACCGCGAAAGCTGCCGGATTGAGCGCGCAGCCGGCGTCATAGACCGCATGCAGGCAGGCCGCCTGATAGAGGTTGGCCGGCATGTTGGCGTTGAGCAACACGGTCCAGGACGACACCGTGATCGTGGCGCCATCGCCGGTAATCGCGCTGACCGCGGTGACGCGCCCCGAAAATCTCAGCACGGACCCGACCACCGGCAGGTTCCAGTCAGTCAGAAAGGCGCGGTCCAGCCGGACATTCGCGCCATCGAAGCCGTGCCCTCGGATGAACGGGATGATCGGCACCCCATTGATCAGATCGTCCGAATTCGCGGTAATGGCCATGTCGACCGTCGTGACGTCGAGCCCGATCTTCTCGCTGATGTCCTGCCGCTCGATCATCGGGCCAAGCGCATAGGTGTGACCGCCCGACACGATCGGGACATCGCCGCCCGACCATCGGATGACCACACCGCCGACCAGCGTAATCGTCCACAGGTCGACCATCTGAAAGTCCGCGCCGCTGTTGAGCAAGGCGATCAGCGCAGGCGATGCAGCTTTCATGGTCAGCCCTTGGTCGTGGTGAAGGAGAGGCCGTCCTGCGACCACAGGCTCTGCATCATCTGGTTGAGTTCGAGCGCGTCGTCGTCGAAGCGGCAGACGAACATGAAACGCCCGCTCCAGGTCAGCACCTTGCCGGCGGCGGGCGGACTTGTGAAAGTGATCGACCCACGCGAGCCAACCGTGAAGCTCGC